TCCTCCGCTTGGGTTGTCCGTTCCGTCGTAGTCCGTGAGAATTACCGACCTTCTGTTCGCTGGGGTGTCTATTCCGGAGATTAAATAACCAATAATTTTCTTTAAATAAATAAACCGCTCGTTGTCTCCGGATATATTTCTGCAAAATTGCTCAAACTCACCTTTATTTTCATTTATTTGATAACCTTTTTTATTGATTACCTGCGTTTTCCAGATATGATACGGCACGTTCTCATAACTAACGATTTCTATCCCCTTTTCTTTTGTAATTCTAACGACATTATCTTGGAATGGAAAATACACTTCGTCTAACGTATTTCTTAAAAACCGGGGGTTTAGATTAGGTGCAACCAATTTTAATGCGTCAGTTTGCAGTAGGTTTTTGTTTTTAATAATTATCGTTTTCTTGTTCTTCTCCGGCGCGAACTTCTCAATCGTGGCAGTAATCAATCGCTTCATGTAGTCGTCCGTTACCTCATCCACTATTTTTTGTCTTTCAATTGTGACGAATTTGGTATTATCCTTGTTAATATATATATAAAGCCCCTGTTTTTCCATTACTTCTGTAAATAAGTAGTCAATGTCTATTTTTCCCTTTTCATCAATTACTTTTCTTTCAATCTTTCCGCCCTGCACTCTTGCGTAGTAGTTGCCTTTATACTTGCCAAATTCATAACTTAAATTTGCATATACCGAATTAATCACTGCCCTAATTTCGCTTTCTGTAAAGTCGTTTTGAACGTATTTGGGTATTAGATAACTTTCTATATTTTCTTTCGGTATGCCTGCCCGGTTTGACCGCCAAACGACCTTATTTATCCACGCATTCCGCTGACCTTCCACGAAGTCAAAACCTACGTTTTTTATAATATACTCAAAAATGTTATAAAAAACATCGTTATTATTTATATCTGACGCTGGGATTTTCTCCCCCATGTCTGCCGGTTCTTCGTCAATGTCATCATAACCAAACACGTCATCCGGCACGAATAAATCACTTTCTTTGTTATATACTAATTCGTTATCATAAGACAAAAAACAAAGGCGTGGCAGGTCTTTACACTTCTGGTCGGGTTCTATTCCGGTTAATCGGTGAATATATGCACAAAAGGATAAAATAACCTTTTTATAGTTATTCTTATCAAAGTCAGCCCTTGCGAATACCTTAACGCCCCTACCTCCCGGAGAAGTGAACGCAAGGCATACGTATCTGTCATTTTTTAATATTTCTTTGATTTTATCCGGGTTTTCTACGTTGTCCAAATCGCAGTGGATAAACCCGCTCGCAACTTGGAAACCTGCCGTATTTCTAACTTCAAAGATGCCAGCTGGAGTGATTGCCGGTATGTTATGCTTTATGCTCGCCATCGGATTGTTCCGGTATTTTCTAACCAATAAAGATGCTTCGTCATTCTCGTCTTGCATTCTCTTTATTAGGTCGTCAAGGGAAATCGTTCCCGATGGCTTAGTTTCTCTAACGTTATTGAAGTATGAGAACATGATTTAATCTTATTTTAATTTTTAATATTCCAATTTTCTAACGCTTTTCTATACCATTTTTGATTTTTCTCTTTTAACGCTTTTAGACCCTTCTCAAAGTCAAACTCTATCCAATCTTCTCCCGCTTTGTATATCCACTCTCCTGTTTTATCTTTTTCAATCAATGCGTCAACCCCTTTATCAAAATCAAAGTTTTTCCAATCTAATCCCGCTTCATACATCCACTTCCCGTCTTTGTCTTTTTCGGTAAGTGCGTCAAGACCCTTGTCATAATCAAACTGCTTCCAAACCTCTCCCGCCCAATATATGTATCTTCCGTCTTCGTCTTTTTCAATTAATGCGTTAAGTCCCTTATCATAATTAAATTCTTTCCAATTCTTGCCCGCTTCATATATCAAAAAACCCGTGTCATCTTTTTTGATTAACGCATCTAACAATTTATCGTAATCAACACCTTCTCCAGATACTCCCAAATCGTAAATTTCTCTTGCTGTTAAACTTTTTGTTTTCATAGTTTTATTTTTTAATTATTTTCACCATATAACAATCTAACCAATTCATCCATTTCAACTCCGCAGAATTTCGCTATCTTACGGAGTTCAAAAATGTTAAACTTTCCGGTTTCGCACTTGGAATAAAAAGTGGCTCCGGACATTCTAAGGTAGGCTAATAAGTCGCCCATTTTTTTCCCTTTTTGAATAACTAAAATTTTAATTTTATCTTTCATAGCTTTAAGTTTTTAAGTTAAATTATCGTATATACAATAATAAATCAGGTTTCTGATTTTCAAAATAGTTTTCAACTATCTCCATTTCTTCGCTTTCAATCATATATAACGGCATACCGCCTACAAAATAACACCCCTTATGATACTCAACCACTCCAATAAATTCTTTGTTCTTTAATTTTATTTTTAGTATATCGAATTCATATATATCCTTTTCGTTTTTGTCTTTTACCCCTGTATATAACAAAAATTCATAGTTTTCCGTATGATAAGGTAATACAAGTTCTTCTTCTTTTGCTATATCGGACAATGTTAGTTGCATGCTTATCATTCTTTTGTATTTTTTATCCCAGACCTTAAATTTAATTTCTTTCATAATATTCATTTTTAAATAAGACCTTTTGAACGCAATTTCATTATCTTGTCAAATTGCGTTTCAGTTAGTTTTATTTCGTTATCTTCCAGCAATTCCAAAATAATTGAATTGTCGGTTATTAAGCGCTCAAAATATGCCTTAAATAGTATCTCTAATAGCTGGAAATTCTCGCCTGCAATAATAACGAAAATTTCCGACATAATTTTCAATTCGCAAGTTAGTAATTTTGTTGTTTCCATTTTATTTATTTTTAATGGTTAGTAATAATTCTTTATAATATTCATTTGCTAATTCATAATTTTCTAACATTTTATTAATTATCTTCTCATCGTATTCAATTTCAAATTCTCTAATTCTAACGTTTATTGGTAAATCGTCAAACGTGTGCTGTTTTCTGACGATTTCCGCCAACTTCTCGTCATACGTGTCTGCCATACCCATGTCTAAGTGTGCGTAATAGATTTCTCTATTTATCAATTCTTCCGGAGTGTTGACAAGGCAATAAACTAACCTTGCCTTTTTTATATCAAAAAGGTTCATGTAAACCTGACATTGTGCTACGTAGTTTCTCGGCGGTTCTTGTAAAAATAACGGGAACGTATTGCAGTCCCAACTTGATTTAAATTCTAAAATCATATCCGGCAAAATTACGTCAGGTGTCCCGGAAAAAAAATCATTGTAGAATTCTTTGTCGTTCTTAATAAGTAGCTTGTCCCCCGTGAATTGCTGATATAATTTTATCGCCTTGCTCTCTACGTCCGTTCCTTTCGTTAGATATTTGGAGCGAATATCCTTTATTTTGTCTTTATAAACTAACTCTTTTACTTTTTTCTCAACTAACGTTTTTAAGGTTTTAGAAAGCCGTTCCCCTTTACTTCTGGGGCTTGTCAGTAGTGCATCGCTTTCGGATGCTCTTATTATAAGTCGTTTCATTTATTTAGTTTTTGAATTTCTAACATATATTGTGTCACTTCGTTTTCATCCAAATAACCAACCACATCGTTAGTTATATGTGTGTTGTAGCATACTTCCCAATCGTTTTCATCGCCTTTTAATACCGCTATTTCGTATGGTTTTATTTCGTTAGTATAAAACGATTTGCCGGTTACAACCGAAATACCGTAACCATTAGGAAAAAACATTAATGCGTGTTTTCTGCCTTTGCCTAAGTAATGGTCTTCAAACTTTAAGTCTTTGAAGGTCTTTAATTCCGTTAGTTTTCGAAGTTCTCTTAATACTTCAAGCTGACCATTATAATATGCTATTTTTTCTTTTGATTCTATTTTTTCAGATTTAAGCTCTAATTCCTTTAATTTTTCTTTGATGAATTTATTAATTATCTTTTCCATAACTTTTATTTTTTATTGGTTAGTAATAATTTTTTATTTCCATTTGTTACAGTTACGACAACATAAATACTCTTTATTATTTTCACGAATGATTTTCCACTCATTATGCCCACATTCTTCGCAGGCATCAAAAGGAAAATGAATATTCATAAACCTTTTTGCCTCTCGTTCAACTGTATTGCCTGGCATTCCCACTTCGTGCCATTCATACCACCTCTTCCACCATGTTTGACCTTCGTTTTTTTTGCACTCTACGATTACAATTCCATTTCCCTCTATGATTTCATCCCCGTTTTCATCACGCATTACTTTCAAATCTCCAAAGAGAATAAGTTTTCTAGTAATTATTAATTTTTTTCTTTTTTTAGTTTCCATAACTTTTATTTTTTATTAATTAAACTTAAATACAATTCTTTATTTTTTTCGCTAATAAAAAACTCCTTTTCCAATTGCGGCAGCGAATACTTCCGCTCAACCGCTATCTCCCACTCCTCCATTCCAGGTTTCAACTCCTCCCGCTCATCTACTACCTCAACCGGTGAATAATCATCTGGAGAGTAAACGTCAGCAGCAATTCCAATCATACTGGCACACTTTTTCAAAGCATCGCTGGCGGCTGCTTTCAGGTCGTTACCCAAGTCAATCGGGTTTTTTGTGCTTGTAAAATATTTAATATCAGCACGTCCAAATTGTTCCTTAAAAAAGGTTTCCCCATTGATTTTGAAGGTTAAACGCCCTTGCACGATACACTGCCCTGCTTCCAGATTGATTATTTTGTCCATAACTTCAAAACTCCACTGCCAACCGGTCAGCAGGTTAAGAACCTTCTGCACATAACCGGTCTTTACATAACGCCATTTCCCCCCACCTTTCGCAGGTCGTTCCTTAATATATTTTTTCGGGGTTGGTTTTAATATTAAATTCAGTTGCTCCTTAGTTAGCGGGATTTCGCCCGCTTTTTGTAGTTCTGATTTTGTGATTTTAATTAGTTCCTTTTTCATAGTTTTTGGTTTTTTAATTACCCCTCCACTTAACGGCTGGAGGGGATGGCCGGGTTTATTTCACAATTTCACGTAAATTTTCAATCATCCATCCCTTATGCCAACTCTTTAATAGCTTAATTCTGGCGTAAATATCATCATACCCTCCAATTAAATCCATAATTTTGTCGTCTTGGTGAGGTATTGCTTTCCCTCCCTTTTTGAAAAAATCACGGCCTAATTTAACCGCTTTTTGCAGTTCGTTCTTTGTGATTTTGTTAACTTGTGCTTTCATAGTTTTATGTTTTATTGTTTTCATAGGGCAAAGGTATATACATATTTTTAATTTTCCAAACTTTTTTTAAAAAATTTTAATTTTTCTCTGTAATTTATAATCATTCTAAATAAGGTGGTTCTCTCATAATAGGAGAACTCCTTATTTATTAATTCAATAAAATTACGCTTGCTTGCTTCATCCATGCGGGAGAAACGTTTATAAATTACACTTAAAGCTGCCCGCCCATCCGACCTGTCGGGATGGGTTAGGGCTATATAACATAATCTTGTTATTGTGCCTGGTGTGTATTTGTTTTTGGTTGATTTTGTTCTCATCCTAATATTTTTTTTAGTGCCTCTATACTTTCAAACTCATATCTTGCCCTCGCCTCCATAGCGTTCCACTTGCCGTTCTTGTGGAAGTAGGCTTCGGGTTTTAACCCTTCTCTTTTTAAGTGTCCTAATTCCCCACGCTTAACTGCATCGTTTAACGCCTTACGAACTTCCCGCCTCATTTTTCCAGTTATAAGGACATACCCTTGTAATTGAACAAGTAATACGTTCGCTTGCTCGGTGGTTATTTCTCCCATTTCTAATTTGTTTTTTACTATTTTTAATGCTTCTTCTTGTGTGTGCATAATTTTAAATTTTAAGTTTTACATAACACAAAGATAATACACATTTTTTAATTTTCCAAACTTTTTTACGATTTTTTTTAATTTTTTTTCATCCCGAAAATGTAAGTGCTTGATTTATAAGGGGTTGCGGGTTTAATTTAGAAACATTCTAAATAAGAAAAGGGGCTGAAAAGCCCCTAAAAGTTTTGTTCTTTTCCAAATTATACATCTAAAAAGGAGTGTCAAATTCTTCAAATATATGAAATCCCCTTTTTCCTTTTAATCGTATCCTTCGCCACTCTATACCTTTTGTTTTACAATAGTAAGCTAAGTGCCTGTAAAATGTTTTTGGGTGCAGGATTATGCCTACATTTGTTTTTAATTCATTTAAATAATCATCTGTAATGTATTTTTTGCCTAATTCAATATTATTAAAACATGTTTTTAAAATCTTTTCGCTTATATTCTCGTCAATCTCAACGTTTTTTATATTATTAAAATCATCATTGTTTAGTATTTTTAAATTATATCTGTTGCATTCTGCGAATAATTGTATTATATACTCTTGGAACTTAGTTATTTCATACAAACCAGTCGTAATCATTTTAAACCCCTGTAATTGCCGGTAAGATTTAAAAACCCTTACAAGTGTAATTTCCCTATTCTCATCATTAACAAATATTAAATCATTTAAGATTTTGGTATCCGATGCACCAAACTGACGTTTTAATACGCTTAATAATTCTTTTTTCATATCTGTAAATTTTAAGTTTTTACAAATATAGGTATTTCTTGGCAATATGGTAAAATTTTTTGTGGTTATTTTTCAACAATTGTAAAATATTGTGTTTCAATTACTTGTAACTTTCGTGGTTTCGTGTAATTCCCGTTACCACGTTCAATCCCGCATCAGCATTGGGCTGAACCGCAAAACCACTTTGACCCCTATACTCTTTTTCTTTTATATATATACCCCCTTTTCTTCTTTCTATTTTTTACTTTACTCTTTTATAAAAAAAAGTGGATTTATGGAAAAAGAAATATTAAAGTATTGATTTACAATTAATTAGCGTTACCACTTCCGATACCACTTAATGCCACGACGCCGTGAAATAGATAGATGTTGCAACATATAATGTTGTAACACGTATTTTTGTTTAAAATTAAAGTGGCAACATATATAAGTTTTTTTTTATATTTGTGAGTATGGACATTAATAAAATCTATTCAATAGCGATTGATTACATTAACCAAAAGACCGACAGGGTATTTGCTACCGGTAATAGAGTAACCCGTGAGCTAGTAGAGGCAGCACCTGTATTATCACACTTTATTTATATTTTCTTGCCTCAGAAATTGGGTGTTACAAAGGACCAGCGGAGAGAATGGACCGATGAAATCAATAACTTTTTTAAAGACCATCCGGAGGACCTTGAAAAGCTTAGAACGTTATTCAGGGCTAAATTAGAGTGGATGGTTGCGAATGACAACGTGTCTAAGTTCTTAGAATTGGTTGAGATTAACGGAAACACGCTTGAAAACCTAACGAAAAACGAAAATAAGGGCTTTTTAACAAGGTTAATCCCTGATTTAAGAAAACCTAACGAAAAAGAAAATGATAGCGATTACAACCGCGCTGGAACGGATAGCAAAGATGCATAAGCGTATCCGGGTTGTTCAGGGCGGGGCGAGAGCCGGAAAAACTTACGCTATAATGATGCTGTTGATTGACGAGGCAATGAACAGAAAAGTGAAGATAGACGTTTTTTCAATCTCTCTTCCCCACTTACGAAGGGGGGCAATGTTTGATTTTAAGGAGATAATGATGGACTTGGGAGAATATAACGAAAAAAACCATAATAGGAGCGAACACTTTTATAAGTTCCCGAACGGCTCATTAATAACGTTTATCTCAGCAGACCAGCCGGCGAAACTTCGGGGTTCTAAAAGGGACATTGCGTTCATTAACGAGGCTAACCTTATGAGCGTAGAGCATTACTCCCAAATTATACAAAGGACTAACGAATATATTTATATTGACTTCAACCCTACAAACCGGTTTTGGGCTCATGACGAGTTAGAGGCACGAGCAGACGTAGAGTTTTTAAAGCTAACGTATAAAGATAACGAGGCGTTGCCTGATGAGATAAAACGGGAGTTTGACGCTATTAAGAAAAAAGCCGAAACGTCGGAGTATTGGTCCAACTACTGGCGGGTTTACGGACTTGGAGAACTTGGAACGCTTGGCGGTCTTGTCTTTGGGAACTGGCAAACGGCTAACGAAATCCCGGAATATGCGGAGCTTATCGGTTACGGGATTGACTTTGGGTTTTCAAATTCCCCGACCGCTTGCGTAGAGCTTTATAAAGCAGATGGTTGTTTATATGTTAATGAGTTACTTTATAGAAAGCACATGAGCCCATCAGAAATCTTTGCAATTCTAAACGGACACGTTGATATGACTGCGTTGGCAGTTGGAGATACGAGTGATAGAATGGTAATTAAAGAGTTACAAAAAATGGGGTGGGTGGGTTTAAGACCGGCAATTAAAATGTCTGTGATTGAAGGGATTGAGTTGTTGAAAAGTGAGGAAATTTACATAACTAAAAAAAGTGTAAATTTGATAAACGAATTTAAAAATTATATGTATAAGACCGACAGGGACGGCAATTACATTAACGAGCCTATCAAGGACTACGACCACGGAATTGATGCATTACGTTATATATTCACATATGAGAAATTCTCACGAAAACTAAAAGTATTATGATTGAAAAAATAAAAAATTGGTTTAGAAAAAAAGGGCTTATCGTTATTAATACAGCCGGTTTCTTATCAAATTCAAGCTATACAATTAAAGGTAATCCATATCTTTATGCGGTTATTAATTTAATTGTTAGAAATGTTCACAGGTTGGAATTAGCAACGATAAACGCAAACAACGGAAATGAAGTAGATAACAGAGTAACAGAATTGATAAAACAGCCAAATCCATTCCAAAATTGGAGGTTATTTTTTGAAAAGCTGCTTGCGGATAAGTTGGAAATCGGGAATGCTTATATTTTAGTTAGTCGTGGAGTGGGCGATAAACCGGCAAGGTTAGATATTGTTCAGGACGCAGACGTTAGAATTGAAAACGAGGAATACTTTTATAAAGGTCAGAAAGCGGAAATAATACACATAAAAAATTGGTTAGTTGGAGATGACGGAAAGGCGTTAAGTCCGATAAAAATCGCAAAAGAGATATTAAAAACTTCGTCAGAATTACAAAGGCAGACAGCCGATGCGGTAAGTTCTGCGGGAAAAAGTGGGATTGTGTATATAGACGGAGATAATGTGATTGTTGATGATACAGCAAAAAGCGAGATAAAGGAAGCGATTAATGACAGGGGGCGTTTTACTATCGTTAATAATAAAGTTGGTTTTATTAATACAAGTTTGAAAGTTAGTGATTTAAGCACGATTGAGCTTGGGAAAATGACGTTAAGGGATATTTGCAACATTTACGGCGTCAATTCGAAGTTATTAAACGACCCGGAAAATACAACGTATAATAACATGAACGAGGCAAAGCGGGGCTTATTAGAGAACGTGTTCATACCGGAAATAGAGCAAATCGTAGCAGAAATAAATAACTTTTTATTAAGAGAATTTAAAAATGAAAATACAATTATTAAGTTAAATTATTCAAAATTTACAGAGTTGGAGAAAGACAAATCAGCGTTAATCAATTCCTTGCAAAATGCTTGGTATATGACCCCGAACGAACGCAGGGCTTTACTTGGGTTGCCGCCCGTTGACATTCCAGAAGGAAACCAAATCCTTGTTCCGTCTAACCTAATCCCGATGGACGAATGAGCGATTTAGTTACTTTTAATACGTTTGAAAGAAACAGGAAAAGGTTTCAGAAAAGAGCTGTTAATGAAATTTATAACGAATTTTTGGCAATTACCGAAAATCTAACCTTTGAACACCCCGACGACGTGGAAAGGTTACAGCCGTTCAGCGAGGAAGTATTAAAAAAAATCCAGTTAAGAGTAGGCAGTTTCTTTGCGAATGCGACGTATAAAAAACTAACCAATAAAAAGGGAATGTTTAAAAGTGACGAGGACTTTTGGGAAATGTTAGTTAGTCAGCATATTGATTTGCGAAATGCAACGATTTTAAAGGGGATTAACGATTACACAGCAAATAAAATTCGTGAGTTTTTCATTCAGGCAGCCAAACAGGGATTGTCAATTCAGGATACGGCAAGGTGGGTAAAAAAGAAATATAAAACAATTAGTTATAATAGAGCAAAGCGGATAGCAAGGACGGAAATCATTTCAGCAAGTAATTTCGGTAGCATCGCAGGAGCGAGGGCGACGGGTTTAGCCGTTAAAAAAAAGTGGATACCAACGCAGGATAGCAGGACAAGGGACTGGCACGAGCTGAGCAATATACAGAAACCAACGGCGGAACTTGACGAACCATTTATCGTTATGGGTGAGGAGTTAGATTATCCGGGCGATTATCGGGGGAGTGCGTCAAATGTAGTAAATTGCCGTTGTGCAGTTGGTTATATTACGGGGTTATAAAATTGTTGAAAAAACGGGTAAAAATATATTTTATTTATTTATAAATTTGTGATTATGAGAACAAAAAATCAGGTTATATTAAAATGGCAAGGGGGTGAAGTAAAAGACCTTGACCTCAAAAAGCGAACCGTAACCGGTTATTTTGCGAAATTTGAAACCATAGATTCAGAAGGGGACGTATTCGTTAAAGGTGCTTTTAAAAAGTCAATTGAGGAGAGCTTTAAACGAATAAAGCATTTACTTCACCACAATTTCACGCACCCGGTAGGAGCAATTAAAAGGTTAGAAGAGGACGATTTTGGTTTATATTTTGAAAGTTATATACCTGAGACACAAGCGGGAGATGAATTATTAAAGATGTATGACGCAGGAATTTATAACGAACACTCAGTAGGGTTTAGGCTAATCAAAGGAGAAAGCACGAAAGACGCATATTTGATTAAAGAGGTTCAACTCTTTGAGGGCAGCACAGTTACATGGGGAGCAAATTCAGAAACTCCGTTTTTAGGGTTTAAAGACTTACAAGAAATTACTAACCTAAAAGATAAAAACGATTTTTTAATTGTAATAACCGCTTTAAAGGACTTGTTAGAAAAGAATTCCCCATCACTTACCGGCAATGAAAAACCGCAAACCGATGAGGAAGTGAAGGAATTTCTAACGAGGATTGATAAAGCATTAAAGAAGTTTAACCAATAAAAATTAATAAAATGGAAGTAAAAGAACTAAACAAACTTGCTGAAAAGTTAGAAAGCAAAATCGAAGACATTTTTAAAAAGTCAGAAGAACAAGGCGAACTAACGACTAATTTAAAAGAAGAGCTTGAAAAAACGCAAGGCGAATTAAAAGAGGTTACAAAGTCGCTCAACGATTTACTAACTAAAAAAGAGTCGGAAAAAACCGCTCATTTGATTGTAAAAAATGAGGACTTAGAACCGATTATCAAAAAGGACAGACAAGCCGTTCAATTGGACGTTAAAGCGGACATGCTTATCTCTTCTCACTTTACCGGCGATGTTATCCAGCCTCAAAGAATTGAAGGGATTTTTGCAGATCCGAACAAGTCATTCCACTTACGGCAAATTCTACCTATTTTAAATGTAAACTCAAAAACAGTTGAATTTACACAAGAAGATACGATAACAGACAATACTAACGTTGTATCGGAAGGTGCGACAGCTCCTCAAAGTGAGATTTCATTTAAGTTAGTAAAAAAGAGCGTTGAAAAGATTAACACTTATGTGAATGTATCACGGGAAATGCTGGAAGATGCAGAATGGATTTCGTCTTATATCAGAACCCGTTTAGGTGATAAATTGTTAGTTAAGGAAGACCAACAAATTCTGTATGGAAACGGAACAAGCCCGCAAGTAGAGGGGATTACAACTGTAGCACAGGCGTATGCAGATGCTTTGGCAGACTCAAATGTAACGATTTTTGACGTTCTGTTGATGGCAAGCAAGCAAGCCACGCAATTGGAATACGCTCCGGATTTTGCATTAGTTAGTTTTGAAGACTATTACAAGATGCTTTTAAGCAAGGACGGAAACGGGGCTTTTGTTGTGCCACAGGCTGTATTTGGAGGACAAGAGGTTAGATTAGGCGGACGTATCCGGATTATTCCTACAACAGCGTTGAGCGGTAATGATTTCATCGTGGGAGATTTCCGAAGAGGTGCTGCATTAGGGTTGAAAAAAGACGTTACATTAACGATTTCGGCTGAGAACTCTACCAATGTAATTGACGGAAAAGTAACGTTATTGTTAGAGGAAAGAATTGTTGTACAAAACTACCGACCAAACGCATTTGTATATGGAGATATGGCGTCAGCATTAGCGCTTGGAACTGCCTAAGGTGTTTTTTTCATAGTTTTATGGTTTTTAGAGGGCTTTTTAGCCCTCTTTTTTTTTATAAAATTTTGTAGTTTGAAAATAATGTTTATTTTTGCCTAAAATAAAACTAACAATATGTTTTTATTCAAAAGGTATCTTGGAGAAAAAAATCATAAATATAACCCTCAAATTGATGAGGTGTGCAGGTTTATATTAGAGAATGACCCAATAGAAGTGATAAAAGAAAGCCCATATAGAGAAAAATATGTATATAATGATATTACTATAAATATGTGGACGGCGAATAAATGGTATGCTTTTATGTCGCATGGGAGTGTCGTATTAAATAAAAATAACAAAAAAATATTTTCATGGAGTTATGAAATGCCGTCAAGGAAAATGATTTATTTGATGAGAAAAAGGTTGCCTGAAATTACGAAAAAGGTTTTGAATAATAAAAAATAAAGGTTATATCCTCAAATGTGCAACCAAATTTTTCAATATTGGCAAGACAAAGGAATTGATATAACTAACTCGCAAAGGCGGACATTAAAGAGGAGTTGGGCGAAGATTGCGGTTTGTTATTACCTTTATAAGATAAAAGGATATTCGTTATGTAAGGTTAGGGATATTTTGGGTTATAAAAACCACTCATCAGTAATTTATTGCATAAATCAGCATAAGATATTAAGCGAATATGATAAACTTTACAGGTTATTTATTTACGAATTTAAAAACAAATTCCTGTGAAACTCTGGACAATTGGAATACTAACGATTAAAGGCAGGGAGCAATTATTAAAACGTTGCCTTAATTCGTTAGATTTCAGGCGGATACCTTCAAACGTTGAAATTCTAATCGTATTTAATAAGTCAATTAAAGAAGGGCGTAATTACGTATTAGAGAATGCAAAGGGAAAATTCGTTAGTTTTATAGATGACGATGATTTCGTTGCGGATGATTACGTTCCGGAGATTTTAGACGTTATAAAAACAAAGGAATATATTGATGCGGTTGCATTCAAAGGGAAAATCAGGTTCAACGGCGGGGCGTGGTTTAACGTTATATATGGGCATAAGATAGACAAGAACGCAATTGAGATGACAAGACCCGTATATTACCGGCGATTAAATCATATATGCGTAATTAAGAAAGATATTTTAAAAGGTTATCAATTCACAGAAGATTATGGTGAGGATATAGACCTTGCAAACTATCTATCAAAGGAAAAACTAAATACTTGTTTCATCAATAAAACGTTATATTACTATGACTTCCGTACTAAACCGATTAGCCATTATTCCAAGTCTGACAATTAATGACGAGCTTTTAGACTTATTAACAACGACAATTAAAACGTTAGATTGCTATTGCGTAGTTATAGAGAGCGGAGAAATTGAAAGGTCAAAACCGTTAGAAAAAGAATTTAATGTAGAGGTTATAAAATACAACGGGGGAAAGTTTAATTATAATAAGGCGTTAAATCAGGGCGTTGCACACGTAAATAATAGGCTTGCAGATAATAGTTATATTTTATTTTCAAATAACGACGTAATTTATCCCCCTAAATTTTGGGATGATATAATTAACGTTATGAAACACCACCACGCAGAAGTGGCAAGTCCAAGAGATGTAATTACTGACGAATTAAGGGGAAGACCTATTTTTGGGCTAAAAACTGGAATACATTTTAAAGGATATTCGTTTATTATGAAATATAAAACTTATAGAGCGATTGACGGGTTTAGGGAAAACACATGGTTTTATTGTGCAGATAACGAAGTCGTAGAGCAACTAAAAGAAAAAGGTTATAAATGCCTACTAACAGACGTTTATGTGCATCATTTATGCAGTAAAACGCATAAGTATTTAAACGAAAAAATGTTATTAAATTTCACGATTGAGAGCGTAAAGGTATTTAACAGGAAATATAACAAAAAAATCTTTGGATTATGAAAGTAATTACAGGAGCCGGGCGTTGTTATTCGTCATTTATAACGTTATTAATTCAAAAAGCTGGCGGAGATGTTGGCGGGATTAAATACCGATGGTTTGACAAAATAAGGGCGGGAATGGAACATGCAAAGTTTGCAGAACTTAACGAAAAAATATTAAACGAAACACACGACTTAAAGGAATTGAAAGAGTTTGACCCCGGTTGCGAAATTGTGAAAGACCCCCGTTTTATCTTCACTGCTGGCGAATGGTTAAAGGTTAGAAATGACTTTGAAGTGTTGTTATTGAAAAGAGATACAGACGAACAATACATTAGCATGTTAGACAGCAAAATCAGAATGTTATCTTTATTTGAAAATCCGCACGATATAGGGTATAAAATAAATAAGTTTAAAGAGTTAATGATTAGTAATAACATAAAAGTATTGGAGTTAGAAGTTCCGGGATGCTTTGATAATTTAGTAACGACTTCATTAACACTATTAAATAACGGATATATTAAAAACCCAAATCAATTCATTCAAAACTTTTTTATGTTATGGGCGAAATAAAAAATGTTCTAATTGTAGCACCCCACTACTTGCCATTTAAGTATTCAGGGGGAGAAACGTATTTGCATCAATTAGTTAGAAATATACAAGACGATTACAAGATTTACGCTTTTATTTACAGGAATAATGATAATATAAGCAGGTTTGAAAAAGTAACATTTATTAATGACGTTTATTCAGTCGAGCCGGACATAATCATTTCGCAATTGGGCGGAGTTGGTTTGGGTTGTAATTTGAAACGCAGGTGGAAAAAGGCAAAGCATATCCATATCGTTCATAATTCTAACCATTTTGACCAGCTAAACTATTATTGCGATGTAGTAATTTATAACACTTATTGGCTTAAAGATTATCACAGATATAAAGTTGAAAGTTATGTAATTCACCCACCTTTGCGAGATGAAGTAACCAGCTCATTGTCTTATCCGTTAGGGAAATACATAACGATGATTAACTTAAACGAAAACAAAGGCGGTTACTTATTCCGTGAGATAGTCAAGCAGATGCCTGACAGACAATTCCTTACCGTTAAGGGCGGTTACGGAGAGCAGATAATACCGGAAGGAGATAACGTCAAAGTAATTGAAAACGGAGAATGGGAAATAACGAAAATCATAAAAAACACGCATACGTTATTAATGTTAAGCAAATACGAGAGTTACGGAATTACAGCCGTTGAGTTTGCATATCACGGAAGGCGGGTAATTGCTACAAATACACCGGGATTAAGGGAAAGCGTGGGAGCTGTTGCATATTTCGTAGATAGAGACGTCGCACAAGTAGTTAATACAATTAAACAACCTTACGAAATAAAAAGGTTAGAATTTAACAGCGAATTGGAAAACAAAAAATTTAGAATGTTAATAAATCAGCTAACAGAAAACAAAATAAATACTTAATTTTATAAAAATTTTACGTTATGAAACAGGTAAAAGCAATTAAAACATTTACAATTCCTGAAAAAGGGCTTGTCAAAGAAGGCGAAAAATTCGAAGTTACAAATGAAAGAGCAAAGGCATTGCAAGATGCTGGCTTGGTAATAATTTTGAAAATTGAAAAGCCACAGATAACCAAAAAAGGTAAATAATGATTTCAATTATCTTTGATTTAAAGATACCCGAGCCGAAACCATACATAACCTTATCGGATGTAAAGCAGTATTTGGCAATTAATTACAACGACCACGACGAATTACTGCAAGATATTCTAATCAATTCGCAGTTAGAAGTAGAACGTTATACAAAGCGGTTAATCGGGCAACGGGACATAGAACTTTGGGCGGACGAATTTTACACAATAAAATTGCCTTACGCTCCGTATGTTAGTATTACGTCCGTTGATTTGGTTAGTAAAATTACTAACGTTTCAACTTCACAAACGGAGAACACGGATTTTTTCGTTAGGGGTGGAGAGTTTGCCCGGATTATTCCTGCTGCGGAAATTACAGGGTATTACGTAAAGGTTGTATATAAGGCAGGCATGGAAAAACCCCCGTTAGTTTTTAAGCACGCAATTTTGCATTTGTGTGATTATTACTATAACTTAAAAGCTAACGTAAAACTTGATAAGCACGAAATAAAGAAGGATTTGTCAATGTTAGACGCTTACAAACCTTTCAGGTAATGAGAGATAAAATCGTTATATATAAGGAAACGAGAACGTCAGATGGGACTGGCGGTTTTACAAGCTCAAAGACACTTGATAAGGTTATTTTTGCAAATGTAACTCCGGAAAACGTTAAATATAAAGATAATAGCGGGGTTCAGACGTATTTAAACGGGGTGAAAATCGTTACTTATTCAAAAAATTGGACTTATACAGGAATTGACGGGTTGCATGTTGAATGGAATAGCACACAGTATAAGATAACAAGGGTTTCAAATGTAGGTTTTTACGTTATAATTAATGCGGTAAATGAGCGTTGAAATTAAAATACGATTTAATAAGGATATTCTTAAAAAGTTAGAAAAGGCGACTAACTTAAAAACGAAAGATTTATTAAAACTTGCGGGGTTAGAGCTGGAAACGATTATGAAAGACAACGCACCTGTTGATTTAGGTCGCTTGCGTTCCAGCATTCACGCAGATTTTGACGGAAAGCCTTTTAAATATTCAGCGAAAGATAGAAACAATAAAGTTATTCAATACGATGGGACTTTTAAGACCGACAAGGGAGATATTAATCGTTATAAAATCCTTGTAGGAACTAACGTTGAATACGCAATTTTCACGGAGTATAAATCAAGCCGAAAGGGGTGGGTTAGAAAAAGTAAAGACGAAATCAAAGCGAAAATAAATAAGTTAGTTAATCAGGTGAAAAAATGAAAAAGAAATCCGCAAGCTTTGAGTTACGTAAGGTAATTTTTGAACGGTTAAATGCCGTTGGAATAACGTTATACACGACAGCACCGAACGAACCTATTTATCCAATCGCTCAATTAGAAAGCGTTAGTTTTGTAGATAGTTCTGACAAGACGGAATTTAACGATATTGCAGAGGTTGAAATACAAATATTAGATAGATTTAACATTGGAACAGCGACTTGGAACAACATTGACACGCTTGCGGAAACGATTATCGGGGAAATCGTGGACAGGGGGAATTACTTATCATTAACCGGTTGGAAGGTTGTTACTTCTAAACTGGCGAGCGACTTTGCAACGAAGTTTAGCAATGAAGGTTATATTTACTTAATTAGGACATTACGTTTTGAGTTTTTTGTTGAAAACTTAATATAAAAGAAATTTGTTTATTAATTACATTTGTAGTATGTTAAACTAAAAACTAACAAAAATGGCTAAATTCAACGGCACAGATTTACTCGTATATGTAAACGGAACACCAATCGCATTTTCTCAAAGTGCATCGTTAGAAGTTGCGGCAGACCTACCGGACGCATCAACAAAAGACGACGGCGGATGGGCTGACCATATTCATGGGCAAAGAAGCTGGTCGGTAACTACTGACGGGCTTGCAGACCTTCAAAGCACGGCTAACGTTGAGAATTTATTCGACCAGATAGTTAATAGGACAGACGTTACATTAAAATTCTCTACCTCTACGACCGGAGATGTTTATTTCACAGGGACTGCAAGCGTTGAGAGTGTTAGTATTAACGCAGACAATGAAAATCCCGGAACTCTTTCCGTTAGTTTTAAAGGAAAAGGACAGCTAACAAAAGCTACCGTATGATAACGATTAAAGGGAAGAAATACCACTTTAAATTCGGAATTAACGCTGCTGACTTATATTGCGAACTCCGGAAATGTGATTTAAACAAATTCCAAGAGGACGTCAGTTCGTTATCTAACGGAAAAATTAATATAGGCGTGTTCCGTGATTTGATTTGGGCTTGCATTAAAGCGGGTGAATTATCGGCAGGAAATGATTTTGAATATAACAATTTTCAGGTTGGTGATTTGCTTTCAGAAATGACGAATAAAGAATTTGAGCAAATCATTAACGAGATAGGCAAGCAAGCAGCCGGTAATGAAAAAAAAAGGGCGGTGAAGACGAAATCATAACGAGAAAATATACATTAGATGATATTAAGGTGATTTTATTAGCATTTGGAATAGGTATTAACGAAATAAAGCATCTCACTTGGAGGGATGCTTTTTTAGTTATTAAAGCGTATGAGAAAAGGCAAGAGGATAACTGGCGAATTGCACGTGAAATCATCGCTGCGATTTATAACACAGTGTCTAAAAAGAAATACAAGGGGCGTGATATAGTTAGTTTATCAAGCGATAAAATCACGTATGACGTGGATACTTTGGTTAAATTACAAGAACGTTATAAAAAACTTGCGGAAAAATGGCAAAATTAGAAGAATTACTTATATCGGTAAAGGGCGACCTTTCGGATTTTGATGCGAAAATGAAAAAGTTAGATAAGTCGGTTGATGACTTATCTAAACGGATGCAGAAGGTAGGGTCAAATCTAACTAAATTTGTAACATTACCATTAACCGGTATTGGAGCGGGGGCGGTATTGACTGCCGGAAAGTTTGAGCAATTGGAAATTGCATTTAAGACAATGACCGGAAGTGCTGAGGAGGGGGCAAAGGTTTTTGAAAGGTTAAAAAAATTCAGTGCAGAAACCCCGTTTCAATTAGAAGATATAGCGAAGGCGGAAAAGATATTACTTGCTTTTAAGTTTTCAACCGAAGAATCGCTTGATAGTTTAAAATTCTTGGGTGATATAGCAGCGGGGACGAATGTGCCAATTGCAGACCTTGCCCAAATTCTTGGGAAAGTAAAAGCCAAAGGAAAGGCGATGACTGAGGAAATAATGCAGTTGGCGGAGCGTGGAATACCGATAATTGACGTATTAGCGGAAAGGTTTAACGTTAGTAAAGAAGCAATTCTGGATATGGCGTCAAAAAGCCAAATCAGTTTTGACGTCGTGAAAGACGCATTAAAGTCAATGTCAGAGGAAGGTGGAACGTTTGAGGGGATGATGAAAAGCCAAAGCCAGTCAATTCTTGGGCTATTTTCCACGTTGAAAGACAACGTAGTAATTGCAATGGCGGAAATGGGTAACGCAATTGCGGAAACGCTTAACTTAAAAGAAGTAATCCCAAAATTAACTTCATTAATTAATTCGTTAGTTGAGAAATTCAAAAATCTGTCAGAACCGGCGAAACGGATGATTGTAATTTTCGGCGGAATTGCTGCTGCCGTTGGTCCCGTGATGTTAGCCGTAGGAAAACTACTACCATTTATAACTAATAACTTTACTGGGATTGTAAAGGTTGTAAAAACGTCAATGAACGCAATTAAATTAGTAATGGCAGGAAACCCATTCGGACTGCTTGCCGTTGCCGTTGCTACCGTTGCCGGTGTGATTATTGCGAATTGGGACAGGATAGTTGACTATTTTACGAAGGGCGAAGGGGTGGCGTTTTTTAATACGTTTAAGGCAGTAATTAGTAATGCTTGGGAAACAATTAAAGACATATTTCAAGGTGCTTTTAATTTAATTTTGAAAATAGCGGGGAATTTTTACAACATTCTGCGGGACATGGGGGATGTGTTCGCAGGTTTATTTACAGGAGATTGGCAACAATTAGCAAACGGACTTTTGAATATATGGAAAAGGTTATTTTCAATTATTTTGGACGTTCTGGAATGGGCAGTAACTAACGTGTTAAAGTTAGTGGGCAAATTAGTCAGCGTTTTTGATAAGGACTGGGGAAATGCAATTAATAAGGCGGTTGATAGTATAAAAGAATTTAGGAAAGGAATTGATAAATATTTCAAATTAGAAGACGTCCAGAAAGAGGCAGAAGATACGGCCAAGACGATTGAAACGAAATTAATCCCATCTGTAAAAGAAACCGAAAAAGTTATAAAAAGCACAGGGAAAGCCGTAAATTCGTTAGTTGAAGGGCTGGAAAAAGTAAATAAATTACAAGGAAAAAAGATAGATATTCAGATTGACGCGAAATTAAGCCAAAGGCAAGGGGGGGTAGATTTAAATGTAACGAAATTTGAAGATAAACAATTTGAGTTTATCAATAAACTAAAAAATTCGTTTGATACAATTACAAAGAGCGTTCTCCCTGCTTTTGGAAATGCAATGTTTTCATTAGGACAGACGATTTTTTCTAACATAAAATTCGGCGATAGCTTAATGGCATTCGCACGTGGAGACGTTATCGGAGGTTTGATTGGTGGTTTTCAAGAGGTTATAAATTCAAGTCAGGCGTTCAAGGATTTATTCGGCTTTATTAATGAAAGCATCGGTAAATCCCTTGCGAAATTAGAGCCCTTGTTTTCAAAACTAACAAATAGCATGAAGCCGTTGGGAAAGATAATGGGGAAATACGCACAAATAATGGGGAAAATACTTAATGATATACTAACGCCATTAGTTCCTATATTTATGCAATTGTTTAAAAATAGCGTTAGAATGATGGGATTGTTTGCAGAATTAGCACCTACAATTGGGGAGGTGTTAGCGGCGTTATTTGAGTTATTTATTCCAATACAAGAGTCGTTTATTCCTATCATACAGCTATTAATACCTGTAATTAATTTATTATTAAAAGCGTTAGTCCCGTTAATACAGCTGATAAACTTAATTCTAACACCAGTTATAAAAGCATTAGCGTTTGTAATGTTAATGGTTATTGGGGCAATTATAACGTTCGTAAATGCAGTGATTGATTTAATTAATAACGTTCTACCAAAAGATAAAAAAATAGAAAAGTTATCAATCCCGGAAATCCCCGCACTTGCACACGGGGGAATTGTAACCGCCCCCACAATTGCACAAGTAGGAGAAGCGGGACCAGAGGCGGTAATTCCGTTGAGTAAGTTAGATAATATGATGAATAAAAACGTTAGTTTTGTCATTCGTGGCGACAGGTTAATCGGAGTAGAAGCACGAGCTTATGAACGTTTAAGTAGATTTTAATTAATTAGTTATGGCATACGCAGAGAAGTATTATCACAATTTCACGGCAGCAGATGACACCCCCTACCGCTTTTCAATTGAGGAGCGGGATTTCACGGGAACAGCAGCAGAAATAAAAATGGGAGATGAGCCGGTGCGTATTCGTTATAAGCCAATCGGGGACGACAGGTTGCCATTCGCAAAACTATCGTCTTTGGATTTCAGCGTATATGCGGAGAGCGATTTTCAGTATAGGGATTTACTAACTACCGACGAAGAAAAATATATCGTTAAATTAATAAACAGAAATACGAATAAGGTTGTTTGGCATGGGTGGTTATTAGCCGATAGTATGCAAGAAAGTTATATTTCACCCCCTTATACCATAGAGTTTACGGCGGTTTGTGGGCTGACGAGATTACGAAACATTGACTTTTTAGATAGTTCCGGGAATTTTTTTGAAGGAAAAAAAACGTTAATTGAGTTAATCGGTATTTGCCTGCAAAAGACGAGCGTTGACAAATTCCAGTATATAAAAGAAAGCGTAGTAACGAAAACCAACCAATACTCCTATGCAGCTAACGGCGAGTTTTCAAGCACGTTTCGGGTTATTCAATTAAAAAGGGAGTTATTCCGGAAGATAAAAAACGACGAAACAAAGCCGTATAATTGTCTGGAAGTATTACAGGAAATTCTAACCCCTTTTCGTTGTCAGATATTCCAAGCGTTTGACCCCCAAGAAAATTCGTTAGTTTGGCGAATACGGGAAATAACGGACATTGCAACGGATAACCCCTACCGGATTTGGACGATGGGTGGTGTTTATGTGAGCGAAGGCACGACTAACGAAATTCTGCAAATGGGTTCGACTGCGAACAGGTCCGACTTTCACTGGATAGAAGGCGGGCAGGTGATGAATTTATCACTATTTAGAAGGCGTGCGGAAGTGCATTTGAAATATAAGTATTGGGAAGATATTGCTAACTTTTATAATTTTAATAGTCCGGAATGGGATGAGAATGTATTAATTAATTACACGACTTTTGGTGGATTTTTATATGAAAAAAATAACAAAGAAAGTGTGACATATAAGGGGAAAGAGTGTAGGGCTTTGAATATAATTCCTCAATCCTATTATTATTACGCAAATATAGAACACAACGGGATAAGGATAACCCCTTCATTCGTTGGTGAGCCTTTTTCGTTAAAAGTCGTTCATGGGCACGCAAGTCATTTAACATTTTGGAACCCGCCTTATGTAATATTAAAATTTAACGACGGAACGACTGATTACTGGCTAACCAATAATGACCACCCCAATCCATATACATGGGACACAACATTTTATGAACCATATATGCTGCACCCACTTGACGATACAATTCAGTGGACATTTCCATCGGAGGGAACTTTATATGTTAGTTTTACTTCCCCATTATCGCCTTATTCTTCGCAAACAGGACAATATGAAGATAATGAGCCCTACTGGCTTTTTGCGTGGGACATTAACGGGGGAAGCGCAGGGGAGAATTTGGAAGAAAAGGTATATATTGCGGAAATACAAGGAAATACGGCGGAGAATTTAACGTTAGATATAATCATTGGGGACACCAGTAACGACGGCTCATTAAGTCAATTAGAAACGATTGACGGCGTTAATACAAGCACTTGGAACTCAACGGGGGGTAGTATGTTGGAATTAGGTCAGTTGTTGGCGAATGATTTATTACGTTTAAATTACGGATTAAAAAAACAAATGGACGGGGTGCTTTGGCGAGGCAGTAACTTATTGCCTCACAATATTATAACCTTTATTGACAACGGAAACACATTATATTGGGACATTTACCAATCGGAATGGCTTGTAAAAACTAACTATATTGAGGTTAGTATAAGGGATTTTAAAAGACCTGCAGTGGTAATTCTAACCGCTGATGAACAAATCAATTCTAACAAAATCGGCGGAACGCAGATAAGCAACGGAATACCGCCTTCTACAATTGCCACAAAAACGGCAGGGCTTTGGAAAAAAGTTAGTTCGAGTAAGGAAATGTCTGGCGTTGAATTTAAGGAAATAGACCCAAATCAAGAGCTAAAAGTTAGTTTAACCTCCGCAATAAATGGTTATATTTACATTAAGGACGACCCCTCTACATTAAAAGAAGGTCAGCAGTTGATGGTGGATGTTACGGGAGGTTCTACGTTACATTTGGGCGGGGGGTTTCGGCAAGATACAAGCGTTGGAACACAAATTACAGTAGCAAGTAATAGTTTGTTAGTTTTTGAATATGCAAGTGGCGGGTTTGTGTTAGTGAAACAGATTGACCACGCAGATGCATTTGACAGCGATGCATTAGCATTTTTCAGTGGTTCAAATCTAACGTGGAATGAAAAAATCGCAGTTGATTATTTAGTGAAAAGGTTAAAGCAAGAGGGATATTGGAATGATTTAAGTTACATTTATCCGTTAGTAGGGCAAGACCAGACAAGCGTTGAGAAAGAATTAAAGGCGGGGACTAATAATATAACGTTTACAAATTACAACCAATCAACGCATTATTCAGAAGTTGGTTTGTTTGCCGACGGCTCATTATACGGCACGATCCCAAATCCAATAAATAGCCAATCTCATAACGTGTTTTTTTACGTTACAAAAGGAGATTTTGTGGGGAATTTCAGAGATTGCGGGAGTTTTAGCTCATTAAAAGAATTTAGTGTAAACGTTAGAGATAATGTAATCGCAACGCCAGATCAGACGTTGTATTATTATGATTCGCCTTCACAATTATTAATGGTTAACTCACCATTCCCAAGCATAGGTTTTTGGAATTTCAGAACGCATGAGCCATCGCCCGGAAGCTTCGCAAAAGAAATAAGGCAAGATAATAACCTCTTGACTTCGCAAAGTGGGTTGTCAGTAGGGGTATTTGATTTGCCAACATTTGGGTTATTAAATAATTGGGATAATGACTTATCTACTGCTAATAAAATCGTAAATGGCAGGTATTACGGCATATTTTTATTTTCAGAAAACGGAACGCTTTATTCTAACCTTTATAATATTGTTAAAAACTACTTGCAAATATTAGCTAGAATATAATTATATTTGTAAAATAAATTTTTTTCGTTATGTTCAAAGGGAACGATTACACAATAGAGTTTGCAGTAACGGATAGCAATTCTAACGTTATTGATTTAACCGGAATTTCTGAAATTATTGTTTACGTTATAGATAGAAAAAATACGTTAGTTGCTAAATATAAATACCCAAATACTACCGGATACAAGAACATAACGATTAATGACGCTGTCAATGGGAAATTTCAAATTAAATTGGAAGAAACAGACCTAAATAACGCAAGTGCGGGGCTTATCTTCGGGGAAGTCAAACTGGTATGGAGTGATTCGAGCTTTTCGGACGGGGACAGGAAAGAAAGCGATAAGGTTTTGATTGACGAATTAAAAGAAATTTCGTTACAAAATGAGTGATATTAAAGTAAATGTAAAAGTAACCAATAAGATAAACGTATCATCGGCGTTTAATGTTGTTAATGATAGAATAAAATCCCTTATCGTTTCCGTTGACGGAGTGGATAATTACACAATTACGGCGGGAAGTGAAGATGCGGGAAACTATACAGGAGAAACGATTACCAACGCTTCGGGCGTTAGTTATGAGATTAACGGAAGTCCCGTGTCGTTGCCTTTTACATTGAATAGCGGAGATAGTTTGAAAGTTACTTTTTTAAGTCCAACTTATCCGGCAAAAGTGAAAATAGATGGCAATTATTAACACATATTATCACAATTTTGTTGCTGGATTTACTGACCAATATTCATTCCTATTGGACGGGGTTAATGAGAAATTAATAACGAATAATGATTATGTTTTTAATGTCAATAAAAAACTTTCATTATCTTGCCGGGTGAACTTGCAGGCGCTGGGGATTTTTCAGACATTTATTTCTAACCGGTATTATGACGGGAAATATAATGGCTTTCAGTTAGGAATAACGAATACTAACTATTTTTATTTAATTTTATTCGACGATTCAGCTAATGGGACGGAAACGTTAAGAGTTGATTATCAAGTTGTATCAACAACGGACAATTGGTATCAATTCGGAGCGACTTATGACGGGAGTAATGACGCTAACGGAATAAAGTTATATGTTAATGGCTCACAAGTTGTAGGCACGATTAATCACAATTCTGCAAGACCTGGAATTGACAGGATCGCACCTATTAATATCGGCGCGCATAATCAAGACACAGCGTATTTGAACGGATATATTGACGAAGTTAGTTTATGGGATAATGTAGAACTAACAGCAACGCAAATGAATACGATTTGGAATAACGGATGCCCGGGAGATATAACTAACTTAAATCCTACTTCTTGGTGGAGGGCGGATAATGCTAAGTGGGACAGAACAAAATGGGTAGTAAAGGATGCAATGTATAACTTTGACATGATTTCCGTTAACATGGATATTGACGATAAAACAACGATTATACCATGTTAGAGAAAAGGTTTTTAATAAAAAAGGTTAGCGAAATAACGGAATACGAAAAACAGAATTGCACATTCCGTTATTCGTTAGATAATTCGGAAGTGATTGTAAAGTATCCGAAAGGGGAAGAAGTGCAGAACGGACTAACGCAAAGCGAAGTAATTAGTTATATAAAGGAAAACATAGCGAAGTATGAAAGTGAATTTTGAAAAAACGGGAGATTTAGTGATTGACGCTATTTTAATATTATGGTCATCAGTAATCGCCTTTATTATGACTTACGAAGATTATTTTAATAGTTACATTTTATTCGGAACAGCAATTATTATTACAATAAGAGTTATATTACTAACCACTGAATTAATAAAAAAATGGAAAACAAGAAAACAAGCAAAAGATTTGCAATAACAACGTTTAATAACGTTGTTTTTATTATCATTTGCATCATCGCAATCATCAAAGGAATGAACGACGTGGCACTTGCCTGTATTACGCAAATCGGTATTATAACGTCTTTTTACCTATATGGAGAAACAAAACGCCCGTCAGATGAAACTGAACGGAACTAACGTGTTTCTTTTATTAGTTATTGCGTTTTTATTAATCCTACAATTCGGAAATTGTAGGGTAGCGAACAAGTTAACTGACAAGTTACGGCAATTAGACCAACAAGTTGTTATTTTGAACAGGAAAAAATCGTTACTTTTAGTGGAAAATGACAGCTTAAAAAGAAAGCTAAAACGTAACAGGGAGAAGGTTTTAACAAAAATCAAATACGTTACAAAAACGAAGGTTGACACATTAGTAATTCATCGCTTTGATACAATTGTCAGAATTGACACGTTCAGATTGTTAGTTTTACCGCAGACATTTCAATATAACGAAAAGTGGCTGAAAATGGATTTAACCATTGACAGCGTTATTACGCTTAATTCGTTAGAAATTCCGGACACGTTACAGGTATATGTAACAGATAAGAGCGTTGTGTTTGCGAATAGAAACCCGTATGTTAGAATTACGCAATTACCACCGGTGGTTAATTATGAAAAGAAAAAACCTAAATATTGGTTATTTTTTGCTACTTTTACAGCTGGAAGTTTAACGACTTTAATACTAACGAAATGACATTAAGAGAAAAACAAAGTATATTCGCAAAGAATGTGGCTAAACTTATCTTACACGCTTACGAAAAAGGTTATGAAATCACACTTGGAGAAGCACAACGAACTAACGAACAGCAATTGCTTTATTATTTCGGTTTTACGTTAGTTGCAGAGGACGGAACGATTAAATTAAGACGTTATAAAAAACGTTCAAAAACGCTTAATAGCAGGCATCTACTTCGCCTTGCAATTGATTTATATCTATTCAAAAACGGAAAATTCCTAAAAGACAAAGAAAGTTATAAATTCCTCGCTGATTATTGGAAGTCACTGCACCCGGACAACGTAGCGGGCTACGACTGGGGCTGGGATGCCAACCATTTTGAAATGAAACCCTAATATATGATTTTACAGCACCTCAACGACGTTATAGAAGTTAGATTAACAGACGCTGGAATATTTAATCTATTCATTCTTTCAGACGTTCATTTAGATAGTTTGAAATGTAACGAAAATTTATTAAACAAATGTATAAAAGAGCTAAACAGCACGGAAAATTCGTTATTACTAATAAATGGGGACTTCTACGATTTAATGCAGGGGAAATACGACCCCAGACGTTCGTATAGCGGGCTAAATGAAAGGTATTCAAAAGATAATTACATTGACGAAGTCGTTAAGCACGGCAGGGAAATCATATCTAAAATTAAAAGACCTGTAATTCTTGGTTACGGAAATCATGAAACTAACATATTAAACCGTTTACATACAGACGTATTACAGAGGACGGCTGACGGCTTTGATAACGTTTTGTTAAGCAAATATGAAGGTTATATTTTATTCAGACGTAGGGGCTACCGGACATTCACATTATATCACCATCACGGACACGGAAACGCACCGAGAAGTAAGGGAGCGTTAAAGGTAGATTTAAGAAGCGTGAAACCCGCAGACGCAATTGTGAGCGGTCATACGCATCAAAACTACTACATAGTCAAAGCGGTTGACCTTATTACGGATAATGGACATATTATAAAGAGTTATATTCACCACATACAAGTTCCGAGTTTGAAAGAGAAAGATAAAGGGATGGGATGGGCAGTGGAGAAAGAATTTGACAATCCGGTTACAGGTTACATAAAAATGCGGGTAGCTTTGTCAAATCATTCAGGGGAAATCCATAACGTAAATGTAAATCTTGTGGTATGAGTATATTGATTTTATTGTTAGTTTTCTGTATAGCGTTGCAATTCTGCGTGATTATTGCGTTGGTTTATTTTTGGTTTAAGGTTAGAGAAATATCCAAGCAAATTGACAGCATCTTTGACATGTGTGCGAACATTGAGGGGTGGACGGAACCGGATGAGATAAACTTAAACTAACTAATCCATTACATACAATTCCGTTAGTTTTGTATTCACCAAATGAAACCTTAATCCGTTCATTTCTGCGAATTGCTTTAATATTCCGATATGATTTATTCTTAATTGCAATAAGCCGTCCACTTCGTCAAAAAGCCGTATGAATTTATCACGTTTATTAAAGCGATAAAAAGCATAAAGGCATCCGTCGTGGAATATAACGTTTAATAGAATATACTCAATTTCGTTAGTTTTCAGCTTTTTGCTTTGTAGATATGTTTTTAATTCATTTTTCATAACTAAAAAGTTTTGTTTGGCTTTTATGAATTTTGAAACGCTTAATGGCATCATTAAAGTAATCTTTATCTAATTCGCAAATATCTAACTCAAATCCTTCTATATCGCAGGCAATCGCAATACTCATACTTCCCCCGTGGGTGTCAAGTATTTTATCGCCTTTTTTGGCATAATTAACTAATAGCCAGCGGTATAATTCTACGGGCTTTTGGGTGGGGTGTATTCGTGTTTCTTTGTTTTTCATATTCTGCTGTAACATACCATTCCATTTCCAGCTAAACATTCTTACAGCAGTATCAAATGAAGTCCAAGCCAATTCGCAATCAGCATTATTATTTTTACCATTTACTTTGTTCCAAACTAACCAGCATGAGGAATTTGTTAAATTTTCAACAAAATAATTGCCCCCCCATACAATTTGATTTTTACTAACTCGCTTTATTTCTTTCCAATATTCAAACGTAGGTTTTTTAAAATCCCAATTTTTATGTATATATTTTTTAGCTGCAACTTTTCTTTTTGCACCCCCCATATTCACTACATAACTCCCCCCAAATCTTGCATCAGAACTTGCCCCTATCCCATACGGCGGGTCAACAATTGCCAAATCGTAGTATTTATCAGGCACTTCCGCCATAAACTTCACGCAATCCACGTTAAAAAACCTTATTCTCGGGTTTTCGCTTACATAATCAGGTTTCATTATCCAAATAATTTAGTAAGTAATTAAACTCCTTTAAAAACCATTCTATAAAGTCGTTTAAGCCTTTCGTTACAATATAAACCCCGTTAGCACTTTCTACTTTTTCTTTATATTTTTTTTGCCACTTACTCATTCTATCTCCCGGTCTTTTCAGCTCTATATGAACGGCTTTCCCGTCAATCGTTGCGATTATATCACTAATCCCCCGTATCATCGGTGAGTAATACCATCCCCCATCGTCGCTCTTTCTCCCCGTGTTCTCAATTACTACCGCATAGCATTTTGGTATGTTATTTAAAAAGTAAGTAATTCGCTTTTTCTCCCGTTTCTCAGGGTTCCTCACGCTCTGGAACTTATTAACGGGCTTAGCATAATCGGGCAGTGTGCTACTTGCCTTAGCAACTCGTTCGTATAGGGGGTGGATTTTCATAACTAATAATTAAAACGGCAAATCGTTATTTCCTTCTCCATCTGGTGAGTCGTCAGGCATTTGCTCGCTATAATCAGCAGGTAATTCTCCATCCTCCGTCCAGAACGTCTTTCCGTTTAGAACATAAAACTTTGGCTTTTTATTTTTCTTATCTTCTTCACTTTGTTTGACCCACCCAGTAATATTATTTCCGTATTGGTTTTTTTCGTTATTTACGTGTATAATTACGGAAACTCCATTTTCTTTCTTTTTTTCTAACGTTTTTACGATTGTTTTTAACGTTTCAAGTTTTAAATAAACGTCGTGCATTGATTTTTTCATGGCTTATAATTTTTTAATTATTCTACAAAACTAAACAAATATAAATAAAAATCATCGTTTTCATCAGAATTTTCATAAATAAAATTAAGGATAGTTTTTGCGTCCTCAACGTTGCGACCAAATGCAAGCTGGGAGATAAACTCGTTTAACTCATTTAATTTTAGTTTTTTCCTGCTCAAAATTACCGCATCTCCGACTTCATAATCGCAATGGAAAATCTTGTATTTCTGCATTACGTCCAGCTTTTCTTTGCGAACGTCAATAAACGACTTGCAGAATAGTTTGCTGTTGTAATTCTTTAAAAAGGTTATTTTTTCCATTTTATTCAGATTTTTCAATAATTACGGGAGAATTACACTTAATACAGGTGTCGTCCTCATACACTTCCTCATACACATCGTTACAATTCGGGCAGAATGCCAGAGCCTCGTATTCAAGGCTTCCGTCTCCTCCGCAGGTTTCACAAGGCTCATATTTTGGGCTGTTTTTCCATTCGCCGTCTCGCTTGTAATACCTGTCATAAAGTTTAAACCTGCGTTTTCCGTTACATTCCGGGCAGGTGAGCGTTAATACGCCAACGGGAATAATTTTTTTCTTTTTCATAACTAAAAATATTTAGGGTTTAACATTAGTAAGTATGGATAACGCTTGTAAATTAAATAACGTTTTTTATGTAATGAAATAATACCCTCCCGGAGCTTGTTATTCATTACGACAAATCCCCCGTTTTTACGGAGTTTTAAAATAACTTTTACTTCTTCATTTGTGAATTTCATGGTTATGAATTTTTATGGTTTTACATTAACAAATAGGCTCAATTTTTTTTTATTACCTCTACAAATTCACAGTTCCAAACATTAAAAGATAATCCATCTACGTATTTAAAAATTATTGTATCGCCCTTTTCTGCATTTTCATAAACCCCGTAATTTACATCACAATCACTTCCGTCTGTGAACGCTATTTTAAATTCATCATTAATAATAGTTTTCTTTAAAACTACCTTTTTTCTTAATTCATAAGAAGTTTTTTTATTACAAGATCCAAGTAAAAATAAAGAGACTAAGAGTAAATAAAAAATATAGCTTAATTTATTCATATTATTATGGTTAAACTTAAAATGGCAATTCGTTTTCGTTTTCATTGTTTTCATTTTCATTAATTGAATGTATAATAAACCCCCTTTTACCCGCTACCCGCTTTTTCTCTAAAATATAACCTTTTATTGTGCAGTAATTCTGCAATAATCTATAAAAGGTTTTTGGATGCTTAAATATTTTTTCGTTATCTCTCAATTCATCCAAACAACTCCCCGTTACGTATTCCCTTTCTAATTCCAACTCCTCAAAGTAATCTAATAAATCCCCGCATTCGTTCTGTAATTTTAAATCCGTGTTAGTTTCTAACTGCTTAAAGAAAGGGTCTTGTATATACTCCAAAACGCAACTAAATAAAAAAGTGTAAAACTTATTCCATTCCTCCTCATTCCAGTTATAAAAAAAGTCGTGCTTAAACTCATCACGTGGCGTAAACTCATCAGAATAATAACGTTTTAATACAAAAATATACTGCCTTCTTTTAAATGATGAAGTCACCCCTCTTGGTAGGTGGTTCGTTGTAATTACTATCTTATTTCCCAATTTAACGGGAATGATAAACTCTCCTTTATACATCTTACGGACACTCATCCCGTCTGTAATTGTGCTGAATAGCAACTCAAAATCAAAGTTCCGCTCAGTATCTTGCAAAATCGTAATTCGGTGATATTCCTCATTCTTACTAAATTTATAACTTTTCAAATCTAATGCTTTTCCGTCATACGAAACCGTGCTTGTTATATAACTTAACGCTTCGCACAATAACCCCTTACCCGTTCCTCCGCTTGGGTTGTCCGTTCCGTCGTAGTCCGTGAGAATTACCGACCTTCTGTTCGCTGGGGTGTCTATTCCGGAGATTAAATAACCAATA